CCTTTGGATTGCTCCAAAGGACAGCCCACCGCGAATCTCTCGCGAGACTCGCCAGTCTGGACCCTTTAGGGATCCAGAACCCACCTACGCTTCAGTGCGACTGCGTAGGAAGTCACGGAGCGTTCCAAATGCTCCGGATCAGGCGGTTCGATACCGCCCAAGGGAAGGGTTAGCCCCCCTTGGATCATCCGAAGGCACTTTGCAAGTGCGGGATCCCCATCCAGGGGATCCACTTCACTCGGGGAGTACGGAACCCAGCAGAGAAATTCCTTCCTCTGATAGGCTCTGTTCACCCGTTCGCGTGGAACAACTTCGCTGTAGAAGTGCCACCCGATTGCAGGTCCGTCTACCGAGACTTGGGGTAATTTCTCCCCCAAAACAGTCTCTACGCTTTCTTGTAAGGCGTACGCGGTCAAGGGGTAGCCAGCTTGAGAGAGCTGGTTAGCCGTGGCCACTGTAGACAGGATACCGGAAACGTCCGACCGATCTGCTGGAAGATCACGACGGAGGTACACAGGTGTGACCTCTGAGCCGTCGTAACAGTCCACGCCACATGACTCTCTGAACTTCCCAGTCCAGAAAGACTTCTGGCGGTTTACTCGGAACCCGAAGGTTTCGAGGTCCTCACAGATCTGTGCCGCCTGGCCTGCAGGGACGATCAAATCGTCCCCGTAGACGTACACGTCCCGTGACTGCTCATGCACGGTACGCGGAGTCGGGAATTGCCCAGATAACCTCAACCGCGATGCGATGATGCTCGTGTAGAACACCAAGGCCTCGATAGGAAAGGTCATTGCGGAGCCCATCGACGCGAACTTCTTTAAGGGGATTACATTCCCATCTGGAAGTCGCGCCCGCGTAGAGCGGCATGCGAAAACCCAATCCCTGAAGAAAGGGACTGAGCTAAGCAAGGCGCTTACGTGGGCTACTGAGACTCGGTCACTGGCTTCTGCCATGTCCAAGGTAGCCAAACGGCCATCCGAGGAACTGGATTGGGCCAAAACTTGATTGCACTTCTGATCACGAAAGTTTACGTGACCAGCTGTGTACGAGCAGTTCTCAAGCTGCTCTACAAGCAATCGCTTCAAGCCCTGCTGTGCATATTGCATGCACACAGGCTCGACAGCAATTATGCGGGGAGTCTTCAGAGTCTTAGGGACGAGTACGACCCTCACGGGTTCTTCGTCCTCAGGCTCAACGAGCTCCGGCCACGAGGCCATGTCGTCCCTGGTCGCGGTATTACTACCGCGGCCAAATACGTCGTAGGCTATGCCTACGTCTTCAAGCCTCGCGTGCCATCGGTCAAATCGCCATTTCTGGTTCGCACCAGTAAGACGCTCGACCGTAGCGCCGGGTCCATGACAGCACGTCAGAGCAGCAAGCTGCTCTTTTCCAAGATCGCAACGGCTAAGGAGTATCGCCGCTACAATCTCGAAGTAACGTTCCATCTGGGAACCGTTCGCGCTCATGGCGAACCCGTCTTCGCAATCAAGATACCCTCGAATCGCCTCCTCCTCACGCTCCTTGGAGCATGGACGAAGGAGCTTCTTGCCGAATAGGCATACTTGCCTTATGGCTCGAATGCAATCGACCCGAGGGAACTCGACTAGGGAACTGTCCGAGTCGAACACATGGCACATGAACCCCGACATCCAAGTCGGGACCCCGCTCCGCTTCTTCCCGAAAGAAGAAAAAGAGCCAGGAGCCATACCACCCTCTTCGAGAGCTCTTTCGAACTCTTTACTAAAGGATGGAAGGGTGATAGTTATGAAGCTATCTCCCTCGTGTTCGACTCGACGTCGCAACGTTTGCACGTCGCGCGTCGAATCAACGGCGCACTTACTCCCACAATCCTGTAGGAGACTCTCCAGAAGCTCTACAAGGCTTTTCATGTCTACTCCTCGCGGAGGAAGACATCCAGGGTGCTCACCGTTTGAGTCCCCCTGTCCTTTACTCATCCCCCAGTTGTGGGGGTGAAGCCCTGTCTGCGTAATTGCAGATCAGGTTTCGCCGTTGGCCAACTTCAGGAGGGTCGCATCGGTGAGGTAGGCTGCGAGCGCTTTTGACAGCGCCACAGCATCTGCCGCGGTGAGACCGACATTCGGGAAGTCCATGGTGAACGACGCCGTCATACTCGCGAGCAGGTTGCTCGTGGGGATTAGGGGGTCGGCAGCATAGTTATCCCGTCGAAGTCGGACATTGACACGGTTCCGGGCCTTGAACTGATGAGAGACGACGAGGTCGTAGACCACGCCGGCATCATTCAGCTTGTACTCGGATGACGTGCCATCTCCACCAATCCTCGGTAAGGATTTGGCAGAGGCAGCGTAAGTAACGGATTGGGGGTCGGTGAGCACTTGATGACTCCTAAAGAGTTATCGAACCTTGCTCCGGGATATACCCAGAGCGGCGAGGATGGCAAGCTGTCCCGCATTGAGCGAGAGCAGCCCGACATCCAAACCGAACGGATTCCCCCCACCCACCCGAACCTTTTGAGTCGTCTCGAAGACGGTTTCGAAGGTATGATCAACCGCAGGCCAGTCGGACTTGAAGTAGTCCGTTGGCAACGATTGCTGGGCCGTATGACTGACGTGGGCACGCCATGTCACCGTTGTCACAATTTCCTTCATTACAAAGGAGTAGCGACATGTGAGGTTGTCGACGGCATTGGGAGAGGCGTTGGAGATCACATCTCCAACGTTCCCGAACCAGTCGATGAGCCAAGACCACGGCATCACTTCCCACAGTAGCTCAGGAGTCGGGAGACCCCCAAACAGTGCGAGACGTGCTCGTGCGTCCCACTCCGATGAGCCCGTGTCTGGAATATAGTACCTATAGGAGGCACTGAACCAAACCCGAGTCCTCACCTTGGTCGTCTTCGTGTAATGCGTAGTTCCCGTCATCCAAGACGGGGGTTGCCCATACACATTCACGTACGGTGTAGGATAGACGGTATTAATGTCCATCGTAGTGACCGTATCACTCAACAGTTTCGCCTTTCGTCGAATATACCGGCCATTCTCCATCCGGAGTTTGGCCAGTTGTCGATCAATGTCGTGATAAAGAGCGTACATACGCTGTAAATCACGCACGAAAGGTTTCCACCCGAAGACAACGTTGAGGTACTCATTCCCCAGGTTCGAAGAAAAGCCTTGTCGTCGCGTATTACCGCTACGATTCAGCGTCTTCTTACCCAAGAATTCCCTCATCTTGCCTTCAGCAACCCTGCCAGTACGCCGAAATGGGAAATCCACGATTTTAGTCGCGGCATTTCGGAAAGGCATCTGCGGCAAATCTCGCAACTCGATTAGGAATTGTCCGAGGTCCGCCACCGGGTTACCGGGCCGGGTCCGAGCATATCCAGTCGCGTAATGAGCAGCGGCGTTTGCACGCACACCATTCACACCTTCCCAGACGGGCCAGAACACCGATCCTGGTGCGGAGGGCTTCTGCTGCGCCGGAGAGACTCCCATACAATGGTAGTCTTCTAGCGGAGAGTTGTTCCTCCGAACGTTAGGGAGAATCAGTCGTGTGCCATGAGACAGTTTTGTCTTATAGCAGTAGAAATCTCCTCCCCCATCCCATCCGCCGTTTGGTAAACGGCGATGGTTTGAAGTGATGACGAGCGCTTCACGCCTTCCCGTACAGACGGAGTACCTAGCTCGTTCCCATGCATCCCCTATCGGGTAGCATCGGTCGAGGTAGATGATCTTCATCGGCGGCGTTGGCATGGTGTAGGCTCACATCCGAACGTGGGAATCCACCCCATAGGTCGTCTCGCGACG